TGGGTGTTTGCCGATGACCCATGGGCTGCCGTACTTCTCGGTGAACTGAACCCAAAACTTCAGGCCGCCTTTCATGAAGGTCGCCGGCCAAAAGCACATGCTGAGGTCCGGGAAGCCGTAGGGGTTGGCATAGGTTGCGTCCTGCCGGGCAACGATGAAGCGTTGCGGGTCGCACAGTTCGCCGTCCTGGCCGGCTTCTTTGGAACGAAAGCGCAGCGCATTGTCCTTGTCGTAGAAGAACCATTCGGCGGGCTTGCCGAGCAGGTCTTGCGGCACCAGTTTCATGCCCAGCGGCTGCCACATCAGCTCGATGGGCTGGTAACCGAACAACGGCGCGTCGAGCAGTTCGCGGATGATGCGGTCCAGGTCTAGGTCCGTGAGCCAATCGCGAATGAAGCGCTCGACTTTGGGCGGCGCGTCGCCGCGTTTGATGCCGCGCTCCAGGGACAGCACCGAGGCCTTACGGCGCCGAACGTTGCCGCCGACCAACGCCGAGCTGCGCAGGTCGCGGTAAACCGTGATGTCTTTGCCCTGCGCCTTGAGAATGGGGTCGGGGTTCGGCAGATTGGCGCCGCTGAAGCCGCCCGCGTCTGAGCGGCTCCGGGTGGCAATGTGTTGATTGAGCGTCGTGCTGCGCTTGGCCTCGGCAAAACTGACGAATTCGGTGGGGCTGACCCACAGGCCTCTTTTGTTCATGCGTACCCCTGGGTGATGCGTTTGCCCTGGCGCGGGCGGCGTGATTTGACGGAGACCGGTCCGGCGGAAACTTCCAACGTGGCGAAGTTCGCCAACGCGCCGGCCCCGGCGAAGTCGCCGTGGCGGTAGAGGTCCGGGTCTTTGAGGTCTTGGGAACGGGCTTTAACAATCATCGGAATGCCGTCCACCATTTCGATAGCCCGCACGTCCTGGTGCAGCGAATCATCGAGCGGCAGCGTGATGGTCGAATCTTCGAACAACTGCACAAACTTCGGCATCCAGGCGCCGTACCAGGCGCGGCTGATCTTCACCTGTTGAATGCGGTTGCGGCCGAATTCGTCCGCTGTCTCTTCGGCGAGCGTTTCGCCGCTGCCGGTGGCGTCCAGTGCGGCGCCGACAAAACGCGGTAGGCCGCGCAGGATGTAAAACAGCACCTGCTTTTGTTGCCGGGTCGGGACCTTGTGCATCTCGATGACAAATGGAATGTCACGGTGGCGAACCTGGTCGACCGACATCGGGCAGATGATGGAGAAGTCCCGGTGCCGGGCGTAGTCCATGCCCAAGAAATGCCGCAGGTCGGGCGCCAATGCCTGCTGCATCAGGGGCGTTAGGTAGCGCCCGATCCAGTCATCGACATAGGCCTCGCGGCGGTACACCGGCTCCAGCGTGAAGTCATCATCCAACGCCAGGCGCAGCACTGTGCGGCCGGGGCGCATGGCCTCATCGATCCAAACGCCGGGAATGCAAACGCCGTTGCCGTCGCGGGGGATGGCGTCCAGCTCTTCCCGCATTTGTGCCTTACGGGGGCCGTAGGCGTTGCGGATCTTCTTGTACCAGGCCTCTTTGTCTTCGGCCGTGGCTTGCCTGCCGGCCATGAAGCAGACCCGCTCAAACAGGCCGTTGGCGACGGCGTCGTCGAAGGTGGCGCGGTAGACCTGCGCGCTGTCGCCGTAACGCTTATCGCGGATGTCGCTGACCATCTGGTTGAACGGGTTGGATTTGCCGTTGTGGGTACTGATGATGACGATACGCCCGCCCCAAATGAGCAGCGCGGTGGCGGCATCAAGCACGGCTGAAACGTCACGGTGAAACGCCGCCTCGTCAATGATCACCTTGCCCTGCAAACCGCGCACGCCGGCCGGGTTGCTGGACAGCGCGACGATTTTGAACCCCGAGGCGTAGCGGATGCGGTAGGCGTTGATTTGCCGGGTATTGCCGGCTTCATCCTGATCGTCGAATAGAAACTCTTCGATCTCACTGACGCCGGATGCTTGAGCTTCGGCCATCACGCGGCTGAACTTGGCGCAATAGCCGATGAACTCCAGACCTTTTTCCTTGGTGTCGCCGATGTAGAAGCAGTCCATGCCGCCGGCGATTTTTTGCGAGGCGGCGGTGATGACGGAGTCCAAGGCTTCGGCGAAGGTGATACCGGTGCGGCGGCCTTTTTCACAGAGTTTGATGTGGGCGTCGATGGCCAGCCAGGCGGACTGGTGGGCCATGAGGAGGCCTTGTTGCAACGGGTTGTAGCCCTCCGGGATCAGGCGGACGCTGGGGGGCAGTTCGTCCCATTCGATGACGCGCAGTGTGCTGGCGGACGGTTTCATGGTTTGACGCCGAGGAATTTCTGCCGCCAGAACAGGGCCTGGTCTTCGGTCATGCCTTGGGCTTTGACGGCGTTGTCGAGTTCGGCGGCTTGTTCTTGGAGCAGGCGTTCGCGGGTGGCTTTTTCGATGGCTTGGCGCTCTTTGACGCTGAGGGTGCGGGCTTCCATGGTGGCTTTGGCGGCGCGAGCCAGGGCGGAGACTTCAGCGATGGTGATGTCGTCTTTTTCGTGAGCGCCCATGGCGGCCTGGTAGGTCAGGGTCGAGATGGCTTCGATGAGCAGGACGCCGGTTTTGTCTGAGGCATCTTCGCCAAAGGCGCCGACGAAGGCTTCGGCCATTTCGCGTTGTTGGCGGGCTTTGTCGATGAGTTCGTCGAAGCCGACTTTGAAGCGGCCCAAGGCGCTGCGGCTAGGGGCTTTTTGGTTGGGGAAGCGCGCCTGGAGGTCGGCGAGCATGTCGTCGAGGGTCAGGCGGTCTTCACGCAGCAGTTTTTGGATGTAGGCCTTGACCGTCGGTGGCAGACGGTTGATGGAGGATTTGCCGGCCATGCTCAGGCCCCCGGTCGTTTGATGCCGGGCACGCAGGCGCGGCCAGCGGCGATGTCTTGCCCGCGTTCGGTGAGGGTGGCGACGAGGACGGGCCCCATGTCGGCGAGGGTCATGGCGCCTTGTTCGGCGAGCCAGTGCAGTTCGGTTTTGACTTGGTCGCGGCTGGCGGTGTGGCCGAAGTTGTCGAGGGCGGTGTTGAGGACGGAGCTGTTGGCGCGGTAGCCGGGCATTTCGACGAGCAGCCGCAGGATGACCAGGCGCATGTCGTGGCGCAGGAAGTCGGCGTAGTGGGTCATGTTTTTTCTCGCAGCAGGTAGTCGTTGATGCGGTCGAGTGAGCGGGCTAAGGGGCCGAGGGCGTCTTTGACCCCGGACAGTTCGGCGCGCACGGCTTTCATGTCGCCCAGCAGGTCGGTGACGGCGGTTTGGTCTGGCAGGTGCCGCACGTGTTCTTCGAGGGCGACGATTCGGGTTCGCAGTTCAAGCAGTTCTTGTGCGCTGGCGGCTTGGCGTTTGGTCATCCAGGTGTAGAGGCCGAGCAGTGTCAGGATTAGCCATTGCACGGTTTGGAAGCCGATGTTGAGGTCATTCAGGCTCATTCATCACCTCTGGGTTTGTGGCTATCGCCGTGCTGGGTGGTCGGGGCCTTGTTTGATCAGGCGTGCGACGAACAGGAGGATGGCCAGAGTGCTGTTGAGTGTGGCGTAGGCTTTGGGTGACAGCTGGGGCTGCCAGAGTGGTAGCAGTTCGAGTTGGGCGAGCCCGACCAGGGCGATGACCAGGCCGATCTGGAGGCTGTAGAGCCGGTAGCTGCGTCGCCAGTTGGTGATCAGGGGCATGTGAGTACCTCCGGCGGTTGGCCGTGGGTGATGCCGCGTTCGATGCCGGCCAGGGACAGGCCGTCGGCGATGATGGCGTCGCCGTACCAACGGCCACCCGGCAACGGGCCTGGGCCGTTTTCGTGGCGGATGATGGCGGTGACCAGGGCGCGCAGGGTGTCGAAGTGGTAGACGTCAATGGTTTCTGCGTCGGGGTTGAGGCCCAGGGCGCGGGCCACGTTGGTGACGTAGGCGTCGGTGTTGTTTTCGGTGGGCGGTGCCCAGCGTTCGACGATTTCGCGCACGGTGTCGATGGGGGTTGCGTTGGTGGCGAGGCGTTTGTCTTGGTAGGTGATGAGGACGCGGGCGATGGCGCGGATGCCCCAG